GTTTCATTTTTTGTTTTTCCAGTGTATCTTTTACTACAGTTGTTTAAGTCGTAACGCATTTGATTTTCATCAACAAGGGCCGATGCAATCATCGTGTCTACTATTTTACCGTTAATACTTAAACCTAACGCGCGTATCCAACATACGTCATACATGGCGTTATGAAAGATTTTTAATGCTGGTGTAGATAATACTCCTTGAAACCATTTCAAGACTTTTTTACGATCCATATTACCACCACCTTCGTGAGCAATTGGATAATAACCAGACCAACCTCGAACAGCAACAGCAACACCCGTTACATCTCCTCTACCTACTACATTACCTGACCCCATTTTAACAAGGTCTGGATCTTTTGTTTCTAAGTCAATTGCAATTTCTTCATGTTTAGATAAATCTGGAAATTCTTCTGGTGGTAGCCACTCTGTTTGTGGCGCAAACAAAGGTTTTTGTATCATTTAACAAAACCCCAAGAATTTTTCTTTTTTTCTTTCACTTCTTCAGGATAATCTCTATCGATCGCCATGTCAATATAATGTTTTGCTTTTAATAAATCTTCTTTTTGATTTTTCTGTTTGTGCCTACACAAATATTTTATTGCGTTTCCCTCTGCAAAAGGAATATTATTTTTATTTATAAATTCTGACGGTTGAATGACCATAGACTTATAATGATCTCCGCCTACTTGCTTTTTATAAATTTCATCTTTCATTAGTTAACTCCTTAATTAAACTTTGAATATAACGTTCATGATTTTTTGCTTTAACTTCTGGACGTTGATAATATGCTTTGTCCCATGCCCTACCTTTAGGACTTTGTCTCCATCTTTTTCTTGCTCGTTTTCTACTTTCAGCATAAGGATGTGTCATATTATAAATCCTTTGTCATATTTTTTTGGTTCTATTATATGTAAATTTTCTTTTGTTCGTGTTGCACCAACATAGAACAATCTATTTTCATCATCTGCATTTCTTTCGTATGTTTCCATTGTTGTTTTAGTAAGATCAGTTAAAAGAACTACGTTTTGTGACTCACCACCTTTAGCTGCATGTATGGTTGATAATTCTATTCTTGGTTTTTTATTTAATTGTTCACCATTAGCTCTCATCTTTCTTAAATATTCTATTCTTCTAGTTCCTGCATCATTCAATGATTCATACCAAACTTTTTTAGTTTTTAATCCATAATCTTTTGTAAGTTGATCAATTCCATAAAAGGACCCCTTAGTCATACCTTTTATTTTTTCTTTTTCCCAATGAGATGGTCCCATATATTTAGAAATTTTTTCAATTTGTTTAAAAGACAATAATTGTCCTTGTCTTAAATGTTCCCAATCTGTAGCTGCATCTTGTAAATCTTTTTCATAATTTCTTTTATATCTATTTTCATAATATAAACCTTTACGATATAGAGTGTCTTCTACTTCTTTTAACATGTATTTAGTTCTAGCTAAAACTAACCACTCACCCTTTGACATATCAACTGAATCAACATCAAAATGTCTATGTAAACTACCTTCATTAGTTTTAGGTTGCCAATTTTTATCTATTCTATTTTTAATTCTATTTATAATACCCATAGCAATTTTATGAACTTTCATAGGTATTCTGTGTGATTGTATTAATGGAAGATTAATCATTTGATCTTTGAGTGCTATAAAAGAATCTACGTCAGCACCAGCCCATTTGGGAATGAGAAGAAGAGAAGAGCCTGCAATAAAAGTATCTTCTGTTTTATCCCAAATAGTTTTTGTCATATCCCATTGCATAAGAGACAAGTCTTGTGCTTCATCAATAAATACAACATCAAAGTTTGGAGATTTATCTGACTTAATAAACTCTAATATCATGTCATTAAAATCTATTAAATTATATTCTTTTTTGTATCGCTTTAATTCATTACTAATAATACGTAATTTATCTAACTCTAAATCTTGAGTATGTTCTCGTTTATTATATTGTTGTTCAGGTGTTATGTTTCGTAATTGTGCTAATTGTATAATCTGTAAATATTCACTATCAGAAGTAAATATACCATGATCTTCTTGGTGTTCTGCATAAGATACTGGAAATCCTAATTTTTTTCCAAGATCTTTATAGTGCCTTGCTTGCATAACTTGATCTTTTTTTAAACCAAGTTTTCTAAATGCCAATGAATGTAATGTTCTAAAATATGGAAGATCGTCTTCTGTATAATTAAATTGTTTCATTGCTCTATCTCTAGCTTCGTATGCAGCTTTTTGCGTAAAAGCAAAGTAACCAATTTTATCAGGATCTGTTTCTTTTAAATAACTATCTACTTTTTTTAATAAAGTAGTTGTTTTACCCGTACCTGGTGGTCCTAATACTATTGTTTTCAAAATACGTCCTTTGGTTTAAGTTCTTTTTGAGTGTAATCATCTTTTCTTTTATCAAATTGTTTTACTGTAAAAACAGAAGTTCTTTCTTTTCCTACTCTTTTTTTATCATCACAATTACAATGATCCTTTAACATTTGTGCTGTACGTTGATAATTTATCTCCCATCTTTGTCTAATTAAAAATTTACTGTAAAACATACTAAAAACAAAATGGTGATATCCACCATTAGTCCATACTCCACCTTTTTTAAGGTCATTTACATCAGAACCTATATGTCTGTTTAAACAAAATTCTTCTAAATGATTTCTTAATTGATCAGCAGTTGTTACACCTTCAGGTGGTTCTACTGGTTCGTGATTCTTCATTAATGGATTTATTATCATATCCCAGTCTTTAGGTTTTACTGTTGGTGGTTTAAAATCTAATTGTTCCATACACGCCTCTTGAAATAAACTTTGTTGTTTTAAATATTTTACATTTTCTAAAAATAATCTTTCACCATCCACATTTAAATAATAATAAGGTTTTTCTAATTTTATTTTTTGTAAATCAGCTAATAAAGGAAAAACTAATTCTTCACCTATTCCATACTTTCTAGTTTTGCATAATTTTTTATCACATAAATTACACATAGGTGTATCATTACATTTGTATCCCCATTCTTTTTTGTCGTGTTGTTTTTTAATTATATCTATTTCTGATTCACTTAATGGAAATTGTGATGCAGATATATTAAACATAGTAAGTCTACTTTTCCATTCTGATGGCCATTTCTTTTTAGCATAAACACCATAGTGAAACATTGCATTGTTTCTACCACCTTCTGGTATTTTATTCATAGACATAAGTTCTATGCAAGGAGGCCCATCAGAAAATTCTGATTGGGGCCTCTGCACTTTTACGAGACCAACATCTAGTTGTTTTACATTATTATAGATCCCATAAAATTCTTCTAAACTTGCTGCACTTCCATCTTCTTTAAATGCATATCTTGTTGTATCATCCCCATTAAAATATGGTAAATTTAAAAAATTCCCTGTGTCGTCTTGTGATTTTAATCTAATTTGTTTTGGAAATACTTCTGATCCGCCGTATCCTAGTAGTGTTTTTATTTCTGTAAGTTTGTCTCTCATTCTTTCTGCATTTACAGGTTTTTCTGAAAACAGAAACACATGAGCACCCCCGCTCTTTGACCTACATACTACCAGTGGTAATTTAAATTGTTTTATTTTTTCTATTAATTTTTTGTGATCAAATCCTGCATATGAATCTATATCTACACACCCCCACACGCATTCATTGTCATCATTAATTGGAATTATTCCTAAACTTTGTTTACCTTGTAAATGTTTTAACCAAAGTTCATCTGTAACTGGTTCTCTTACTACAAAAGATTGTCCCTTAACTTTTTCTCCATTATTATTAGTAGGACCAACTTTAGTGCAACCATGGGCTCTTTCTAAACCCTTAAATATATTTTTAAATTTTTCTATCATAATATTGTCTTGGGCGTTTCCACTCTCGCTTCCACGCCCAATCCTAGGAACTAACTTTCGTTAGTGATTAATATGGGGAATCTGTTTTTGATTCATCAGATCCATGTTTAATTTGCACTTCCCCTTTGCCTAATCTTTCAGCAAAGCTTTTTGCAATACCATAAACACCTTTATCTGATACAGGACCAACTTTAGTCACTTCCCATCCAAACCATGTTCCTTTGTCATTAGACATTTGAACAGTCTTTAGATTATAAATGTGGCTGTAAGTTGGCGGTGTAAATAATCCATTTTTACCATTTAGTTTAATACCCATCATGATTGAATTCCATTTTCTACTAATTTTTAATTGAGTAGCTTTCATAGAAATCAAAGCAGTTGATGGATTATCACCTAAAAGAACTAC